CAAATGCCTGATCTAATACCCGGATTTGAATTTACATCTGATTCCGACGGTACTAAAAGACAAATACAATCATTTACCAAAATTAGACGCAAAAGAATTAAATGCGCTATTATGGTAGGTGATAAGATATTAGAAGAAGATTACTTACCAATAGAACGTTATCCAATAGTTCACTTTACATTCTCACATAATGGTTCTCCAAATAAGACTTATGGTATAATTCATTATATCATGGACTTGGTTAAAGCTATGAATAAGTTTTGGGCATTGCTAATATATGACATGCAATCAAATGGTATGCGTAAAGTATTGGCTCCTAGAACTTCTATTGTGCAAGTTAAGCAATTTGAACAATCATGGAGTACACCGGGTTCATTAAACTTATATGAACCTGATCCTTCATTACCAAACAACGGACAACCTATTGTCGTAGATCCGTCACCTATGAATCAAAATATATCTTATATTCTACAAGCGTTCTTACAGTTAGTAGAGTACATAACAGGTATTAATTCTATTATGCAGGGCGATGCCGCCGGCGCACCTCAAACAATGGGCGGTATACAGTCCTTACAGTCATTTGGTACTCAAAGGGTAAAGATGTTCGCTAGAGATATTGAAACGGCTCTAGAGGACTTATCGGTGGCTACAATTGGATTTCTACAAGCTTATGCTCCTAGAGATAAATGGATTCAATACTTTGATGCAGAGGATAAACCACAATCAGTTCAATTTCTAGATATGCCAGATGACTTATCATTCAAAGTAAGAGTAGATATTGTTAATTCAATGCCTACATATAAACAAATGTTCGCTCAATTACTAGGCTCTATATCAGGTCAAACTAAGAATCCTTATGTAGCAGATGCTTTAACTAAAACAATGCTTAAATTAATAGATGCTCCAGAATCAAGACAATTAGCTGAAGATATTGACACAATCAAAATGATGGAAGGACAGATACAAAGTAAGGATAAAGAGACCAAGGATTTGCAAAATAGAATCAACATGCTAGAGAACAATTTATATCAAGCTGAATTAGCTAATAGAATTGATACAGCTTCTTTAAAGGCTGAAGGCGATATTAAAGCTGTTAAAGCTAAACAACAAGCTGAAGCATTAGGGACTGCTGGCGCACCTCACATGAGCGAGATAGAAGCATTAAAACCTAATACTGAACAATTAGCAAATACTTTTTCACAAATTCCGGTACAAGAATAATGGATTTAACTAGCGAAATAGAAGCCGTAAACGCCTTCTGGGGAGACAATACTCAATCAGTCGATGAAAGTATCCAAGAAGATATTACAACAGCTACTACGCCTTTAGAAAGCGAAACAGATACATCTGAAGAAGTTGTTGATAATAATATAGAATCTGAAGTGATAGAAGAAGATTATCCTTCTTTTATTCCTGATGAATATAAGCCTAAGACTTTTAAAGATGAAAAAGAGGAAGTTGAATTCTATCGTCAAAACTATCGTAAAGCTCTTAATCATTACAAGTCAGAAGAATTTAGCAAGACGTTAAAAGAGCAATATAAAGATTCTCTATTAAAAGAAGAAGAGGATTACGAAACGTTAAAAAAGATCCATACTTCATTTAAAGATGATCCTGAATTAATGTTTAAATTGTACTATCCAGAGAATTTAGCTAAACGCGGTATTGATGTCCAATTTTCTCCAGAAGAACAAAATAAAGTAATTAATAGAGTTCTATCAGATTCATTTGGTTCTAACTATAAAGATAAGTATGATCCAAATGAAGCATTAGACGATCCTAGTTCAATGTCTGCTAAGATGCTAGATAAACAACGTGAAGTTAAACAAGCATTACAAGAAGCTCAAACTAAAGCTGAAGCTAGTATACCTGATCCTAAAGCGTTAGAAAAGACTATTGTAGAACAACGACAAAAATACTTTAAAAATATTCCTGAAGATGAATTTAACTCATTTATAAAAGAAGTAGAGACATGGCAACCAACACTGCTAGACATCCACCGTGCTAAAAACTTTGATACATACGCTGAACAAGCCTATCAATTAGGTTTAGTTAAAGGTAGAGAAGCCAACGCTCAAGAATTTAAAAAGGCTGGCAAAACGATCAAACCAAGTAGTCCTGAAGTTAAACCAGAGGAAAAGAGAATGGATAATTATTTCCATGCTTTTTCAAACAGTAACAACGGATTACCAGATTTTAATTATTAATTAAGTTAAAAGGAAAACAAATGGAAGTTCCTCAAGTCAGAGTAGAAGGCGATATATGGTCAGGGTTTTCTGCTACCGGTACCATACCGGAAAGATTTACTTCTCGTGGTCTAGATAGATTAGGCGAGTTAGCCTTTATTACAAAAGGTACTAACAAGTTTATGTTTTCAGTCCATACACGTTTTGGTAAAGCTAAAAGCGTACCTAATCGTGAACACATGGTTACTGAATTGGCAGAACTAGATCGTAGATTTTTTGTAACCGGTACATCAGATTCTGTTAATGGTAGAATCCATAATAGAATACCAATATCCAATTTACAAGCCGCTCAGTTGCAGTTAAATGATATGCTTATCAATACTAAGCTATATGCTTACGTAAAAGGCGTACCTACCGGAGCTACGCAAATGTCACAAACATCTGTTAATAGCAATGGTACGTACAATTCAAATCCAGTCAATATCGGACCAGCGTTAGGCTATACAACAGGTTATATGCCAACATCAGTAGCGTTCTCTCGTTTATGGGGTAAAGGAGCTAGCAATGAATATTTCGTTGACTACGAACCAATGAAAGTAGTTCATATCTCTGAGCCAAATGCTATTAGTAGTGGAATAAGTTATATCGTTGTTAATAGATGCTATACCGGACCTCACTCTAGAGATATGGGTGGTTCAATGATACCAACAGATATTATCGATACTTCTATTACAGCAGATTTAACTAACGGCGTAATCAAAGAAGGCGATATGTTGTTACGTATGCTACCTGTATTTAAAGAGGGTACTGGTGCACCTAATGGATTACACAAAAATCCAGTTATCGATAATAACTTTACTCAAGAGTTTAAGTACGCAGTTGAGAAAACAGCTGAATCTGATATTAACAAAAACTTGTTAAGTAAAACTCCTTTCGAGATCAATAAGATGCTTACAACTAGACGTATGAATATGGATATTGAAAGAACATATCTATTCGGACGTAAAGGTAAGTCGATGGATCAAAACGGTAAAGTTGAGTATTTGATGGGTGGAGTAGTAGAATCTATTATCAAAGATGATGCTCACATTATCGAATACAAACAACCTGCTTTAACATACCAAGGTTTATTAGATTTAGGACGTCCTATCTTTGAGTTAGGCGGTTCTCAAGAGCGTGATATGTTTGTAGGTTATTCTCTATATACTGAGTTGAAAAAAGCATTCTATGCTTCCGGTTATTTGAGAACTGATGCTTCTGCTTCTGCTAACTTTGATATTGAGATTGAATCTATTATTACCGCCGGCGGTAAGTTAAACATTATTCCTCTATCGACAATGGAAGAGGCCGGTTGGGGTATGAGAGCTTTATGCTTAGATATGTCAGTACCTGCTTTTACTCCTGTTACACATGACGGTTGGGATATGCGTTATGAACCTGATATTCAAGAGAAAGGTACTAATATGAAAAAAGATCAAATTATCGGTATCAAAGGTTTGGAACGTAAATACTTAGAATATCAATCTATCGTTAATTTTGATTTATAGGAGTTATAAATGAAAAAACTTATCTTATTGGTTATAGCATTATTGTCATTTACAGTAATCTCTCAAGCTCAATATACAAGTCCTAAATTACTAGAAGAAATTGGTAGATATAGTTTCGGTAAAATGGACACAGTTTCAACTACTTATACTATCACTTCAGACGCCTTTGGATTAGATGTAAAAGATTCTATTGCCTTTGCAGTTGAGTATCAAATTATAGATTCGACTACTCGTACAATTTGGGAAATTGATTCTATTATGGTTAATATCTCTGATACATTGAAATTTGCTCCATTACCATTTAGCGCAGTTAGACGAGCTTCTACATATACGACTATAGCTAATTTAACTACTGGATGGGTAGCTGGAGTATCACCTGAAGGATGTCATGTTACTAAAGGTATGACAATGAATTATGGATACTTGAAAGGAGGTTGCCAGATTGTTATAGTTCCTAAATCTGGTAAATTCCCTGTTAAATGGCGTAATAGAACGTTGAGAGTAATTTTATATAAAATATCACGATAGGAGATAAAATGTTAGGAGAAGTATTTCAATTAAGAAATTATGAAAGAACTTGGGGTGAAGGTCCCGGCGACAAATTAATATTTGTACGCGAAGTAACCTTAGTTGCTGGAACTGCTTCAATTGATATGAGTATGACACTTCGTAAAGGAGCAACAGTTGATTATATATTAGCTAAACAAGTTACTATAGATAAAACTGCTGGTACAATAGCAATTAGTAATGTAGCAATTACAGATACAGCTACTGTTAAAGTTCTTATAATTGCTAATGCGGCGGATTTAGCATGATAACAAGACTAGATGCACACTTAAGTCTAGCCAACTCATTAGGGGACTCCGTAAGGAGTCCTTTATTGAGTGAGGTTGATATTCCTAATGGAGCCAGATATTCTACAAAGGAAAGAGATAGTTATTTGTATAGAGCTATGTTAGCTACACTTGACGAAGTTCTAGCGGCAGTACAATCATTAGAACGTAAAGACGCTAATATAGCTTTGTCCAGACTTATACCTTCTCATATCACTACGACTGGAGCCACATACAGTAAAGTTGATCGTAAGGTTGATTTGCCTAGCGATGTTAAAATAGCTTGGATATTACAAGTATCTGCTGAATCTAATTTTACTAATGCTAATAGCGATAATAAAATACCTATTCATATAATTAGTGATCCTTCTAAAGTTGCTAATGCTAGATTGTCTTTACGTCCAGATGCTTATGGTTATTACTATCAGTTCTCGCAGAAAATAGATATATCAGATGAACATTTGGAAATTAAGGATGGTGGTATAGTAGAAGTTAGATATATACCTTATCCGGCTAATCCAGCTAAACAAGCTTTAGATGCTATTGCAGGTAATGAGAAACCTTGGTTAGTTGAAATACAATTTGAGAATAGATACTTCCCTAGAGTATTACAATTAGCTTCTATGTATGCTTGGCAGGATTCAGAGGATTTAGAGAATGCTCAATTAATGGGACAAACAATTAAACCTATCGGAGTAAATAACAATGCCAATAGCCAGCGTTAATCAGAATAATACTATTCAACCATTATCTAAAGTTTGGACACATCAAAGACTTGTATCTGAAGCTATGGTTATTACTGGAACAGCTGATCATGAATACGTCCACATGGATCATGTAAGAGCGCACGCTAACTTAGCTATATCTAATATAGCTGATATGCTAAATACTAATTCTTATCCATGGTACGGTGTTACATTTAAAGCTACATTTGAGAACCAATTGCATTCATCTGGATTAGAGTATGTTGATTTAACTTCTACTACCGTTGGTATAGATTCGATTACTAGAGTTAGTATTGTAAAGGCATTAGATACTACAGGTAATCCAATATCATTTGCCGGCAATGTTATTAAAAAAGATATATCTGAATTAACTCAATTAGACACTTATCATAATAGCGGTTGGAGACACTCAGTTGCTTGGACACATCATGGAGACGATTTAGTATTCTTTGTAGGTCCTAGTATAACAACAACTAATCGTGCTACATTACTAGCTCCATTCTATACTAGCAATATGTACAGAGCAGATTATCAGATTGTAGGTACTGATCCTTATATTAGTATCTGGGCATATAGACAACCTCAATTAGACAATGGCTTACCACCATTAGCAGTTGGTACTGGATTTACTATGTTTGTAGATCTACCTGATAAGTTTATGAGATTGTGTTTGCAGATGGTTCAAAAGATGATATTAGAACAATTGAACCAACAGGTACCTGCTCAGTTAGAACAATTGATAGATCAATCAATACAACAGTTAAATCAAAAGGTAGGTCAGGAAGTACAATTCGAGAAATCTGAAAGAGAGAAAACTAGATACGGTAACCAACAATCAAGAGGATAAAATGACTAAGTGTAAATTGAAGCAAGGCGACTTTTGTATGAATCGCGGTAGACAATTTAAGTTATATAATGGCAAGATACCAAAAAAGGTTTGCAAAGAAGGAATTTTAACTAAAGACGATATTTGTAAAAATTGTTTAGAGAAAGTATAATGACAAAAGAACAATTATTAGGAAATTTAGTATTTCAAGTAGCTAACAGTTATGTTGGTCAAAAAGAAGTTGGTAATAACGCTGGTTGGGTAGATAAAAAGTTTGAAGCTAAAATGGTAGCAATGGGATGGCAAATTGGTTGGTCATGGTGTGCTATATTCTACAAGCTATGCCTCAAAGAAGCCCTAGAGCAATACTATTCAATGCCACATGACAATTCTATCGTTAAAGATATTTTAAAGGTTTATACACCCTCTGTGTTACGTACAGTAGCTAATAGAAAAGAAGATTTAAGTTTGACTGATTTTACAGTTGGTTCTGCAGTATGTTGGCAAACTGGTAATTCGACTGGTCATGTAGGTATACTTATGACAGCTCCTAATAACGATGGCATATTCTGGACTATCGAAGGTAATACCTCTGACCATAACAATAGCAATGGCGATATGGTAATGTCACGTAAACGTAGTTTGAAGAGTACGGATAAATTTAAATTACTTGGATTTATTAAACCTAGAGTAATCTAATGCCTAAATTAGTAATAAATGTATTAAGCGATGTACAATCTGATATTGGCGATCTAGCTAAAGAGATAATTCAAAATGGTGAATATTTAGATTTACTTAATTTAACTATCAATGATGTAGCTAGAGAAACTGAAACTTGGGTTGCTAGATGGACAGGTACTCCTGTAACTGTTACAGGCTCTACTCCAGTCTTTTCAGTATTTGTTCCATACAAGAATGCGGCTAATGAAGTTATCGCTCCATATCGCATTCTAAGAGCTATTAGGACTAATGGATTACAGACACTTGAAACTAGAGAATATTCTATACAGACTATACAATCTACTGGAGCCGGTAATCTTTCGTTTAGTGGTAATACAAGTATAGTACCAATGTCAGCGTTTGCTACACAAAGAGATTCTACTGATGGCTTTGTATTAACATTTCCTTCTGCTATCTTATTAGATGAAACTATTGTAATTGACTTTATCACTTCTCAACCTTATGATCTAGAGGTTTGGGACGCTTCATTAATAAGTGGTAAAGTAACATCAAATGTATCATTAGCAGTTAAGCAAGACTTTGCTAATCAAAATCAAGCAATTCAAAGTATAGTACCTGATTTTATTTATCCTACTATAAGATACGGTTTATTATTTAGGATATTAGAGAGAATGTTTATGCAAGGTAATATGAATATTCAAGCTCAGTTAGGATATGCCAAAAATGCTTATGATAAAGAAATGAGAAAATCTAAGTTTCATGCTCAAATGCCAAAAGACAATCAGTCAAGTATTCAACATCAAGCACATAATTTCTTACCGGAATAAAAATGAGTAAAATAGTAAAATATATCACTATAACATTTGAACGTGGAATTGTAGAAAATTTCAAACAAAGTGATTTGGATAATGAAGGAGTATTTCAATCAGTTCTATTTATGAATAACTGGAATCCTAATTTAGAGTCCAAGTCACTTGTTAAGAGATATATTGAAACTTATGATACTTCAATAGATAATTGGACAATTCAAGGAAATAAGACCTATTCTGTAGGTTCTATGAATATGAGCCAACCAATTGCCTATAAAATGCCATTTGCGGTAGTTCAAAAAGATGGAGTACGTTTCTATGCCTTTTGCAGTCGATTTACGGCTGGTAATCCTTTAGGCAATAAAGTAATCGAGACCGAATGGTTTAACGCCTTAGACGACGTTTCTGACGTCCGTTTTAAAGGTTACTTGCCAATTGGAGAATTAGCAGACTATTGTAGATATGGAGAGGCTTTATATTTTGTAAATACCGTTAGTTATCCTAATACTGAGAAAGTTTATCCAGTTTATAAATTTGCATATTGGGATAAAACTAAAATAAGAGCAAATGGTAATGTTTGGTTAAATGGAGTTGGTAATTTAGAAGGATTAACATTTACTCAAAATTATTTACCTTATGGCGATCTATCATGTTTAAAAGTATTTGAACCTAATAGAAGTTTAGTAAATAAATTTAAAGTTATATTCAAAGATAATTCAGTTCCAATTACAGACACTAGAACATTAGATGAATGTATTACTTTCCATGTATGGGAGAAACTATCTGAAATTGGAGATAGTAAAATACATAACAAATTACATGCTTACGTAGTTACTCCTGAATTACCTGATAATAAAGAAATAGTTGATGATGTAAAAAATTCTTGGCATTATCACAAACCAAGAAGATATACTGAATCAATATCTTCTATATTACACAATTCAACAGATATTGATTTTGCGCATCCAGATCAGGGTACATTAACTTATGAAGAACTATATGATGATTTTGATAGTAATTCTAGAATAGTTTATAATAACAGTTCAAATAAAATATATAATTGTCTAAGTCCAGTATTAAATAATAATATGGATTATAGTAATCCAGAAGATAGATTTTATACTTTGGATAAAGATTTTGTACAAAGTAATAAACTGATTACTTTTGCTATACCAAATTATATTTCTAATAAAATGCCTAGAAATTGGTTTCCAGATGAAAAAATAACTTTTCTTATTACTATAGTAGAAAATAATATTGAAACAGTTTTAGGCCAATATACTCATAATATAACAAGAGATGGCTATTATCCTTCATCGGTTACAAATCAAGACGATTCTACATATTTGATGGCACAACATTGTCCTATAAAAATAGATTATGCTGAACATGAATTAATTAAACAAACTTCTATTTCTACTAAGTCATGGACATTTACTAATACTGATAGAGGCGACTGGAAATTATCTGGTGGTCAAACATCTGATGCTACTGAAGGTAGACATTCATGGAATGGTACTGTTTTTCAAAGATTAGAATATGCCAATTATCCATGGACACATATTAAACCTAAATATTTATGTTTTACAGTTTCTATTGGACATGATTGTATATCAGATCTATTGAGCCATAATATATCAGCTATAAAAGTATATGTAGTACAACCTGATTTAACTCAAAAAGGTTTGTTAAAATCTATTACTTCTCAAGCTATTGAACCACCTACTACCTTATATTCTAAACCTAAAGATATTCAGTTAACATCTTCCGGCGAACAAGATTATTCAGTTTATTCTTTAATCAAAGAATTTAGAATAGTTGGAGATGGTAACAAAATAGAATCATGGCAGACTTACGATAAACGATTTAATGTATCTAATGCTTGGAAAGACGATTCAAATAATAAGTGTATTTGGGCAGTTGGTACAGATGAGAATAGCTTTGGTACTTTAAATGGCATTCCTGCCTTAGATAAACTTCCACATGAGACTTATACTGAGATAACAGGTGTTACTATGCCTTTTGATGCTAGCGATCCTCTGACGTCATTAACGCCTGATTTTTGTGTTTGGGATTACCCTACCGATAGTCCGGTATTAAATTTAGGCTTCTCCGGTAAAGTATGGAAAGGTACTGGAGCAGGATTGATAGTTGTTTCTAATGGAGTTGTTTATATTGGTAAATGTTTAGATGAATTTGGTAATATAGAACCTGCAGTATGGAGATGGTGTTTAATTCAAAATGGTAAACCAGCTTGGGATATTTTTCCAGAGGAAAATCAGATTACGTTTGGACAGGAAAATCATACTGCGGGTATTGTTTATAGAGAACAGTTGGTAGCATTTACAAAAGATGAGTTCTTTAGAATGAGTGTTGCTCAAGCTTATACAGCTGAACAATGGGAAGTGTTAGATTCGGTACAAGGTCATGGTACATTTAGTCAAAAGACTGTATGCGTATGCCCAGATGGTTTTGTATTCTGTGATAGCAATGGTATATGGATAAGCGATGGTAGACTACCTATGTCATTGACTAATAACCCTGAAAGAGGTTTAGCTATTACAAGTTTATATCAATCTTTGATGATAGGTAATAACTATACTTTCATGGCTCACAATCAATCGTTTGTTCTGCCGGCTAATTCTATTATAAATGGCTATAATAACTATGCAGAGCTTCTATACGACGAGATTAATAATGAATTGATACTTTCATCGCCTGTTGTATTAAATAGTCTTAAAACGTCTTTAAACCTTATATATTCATTTACGTTTAATAATTGGAGAATAGAATCATATCTTAGAAATGAGAAATTGTCATATTCTGTCAATCATAGATATTTATTTGCTAAACCTGATTTACAAACTCCTTTGATTGAAGATGGAGTGTTAAAGTTTTCTAAAATAGATACTCAAAACTCTGGCAACAAAGATCTTATATTTACTAATGATATTAATACATCTTTGAGATCACATGAGCTAGGTGATTCAGTAGACGATAATATACTTCATTCAGCGTTCTTAGCAGTCGAACCTATATCTAATGCTCCTGCCTATGATAACGTTGAACCTACGTTCTCTATTGCTTATAGAAGTAGTATCAATAATACTGTTGATCCAATTAACGATATGATTAAATTGAATATGGATCCGGTTATGGAACCTTCAAATCCTTTATCAGCTTATAAGCAATTACAAACTCCTATTGATATAAGTTATGGAGATGATAATATAGTATCTAATGAATCTATTAAGTTAATGCTACCATTGAGAAGTAAGTTTCGTAGAGCGACGTTCCAATATATATCTAAACATACTATTAAAATAAAAGCTATTATTGTTAGAATAGTTTCAATGAAACGGAAATAATAATGCCTATACGTACAACAGCTGCAACAGGATGGAGACATGATAATCTCGAAACTCAAAAAGAGTTTGAACGAATTGGTAAACAATTGTCTCAAGCTACCAAATCAACCACCGACGCTAAAATTGTCGGTAGTCCCTTTGGTCAGGTGGGGACTGAAACTAGTCCAGATACTCAAGGACAAACTTTTGAACAAGATTTAAGTGTTAAACATAATAGTAGCATAGTAAGTGAAAAGATAGTTAAGACTTTAAATTTTATAGATACTAGGCTTAACTATATAGAAGGCGTATTTATTGTACCAACAGTTGTAGAACTAAACGAAACTAGAGAGAATGCCAGTAGATCTGAAGTTAGTATAAAAATAAATGCTCATTTAAGTAAAATGGCTTTATTGAAATATCTTAAAACTAATGGGTTATTTTCTAGTTTCAATATGCCAATAACTATAATTGATAATGAAACTAATTACGACATTACTGATTATAGTTTTCCAATAGGCGGTATAACTTATGATACGGTTGAGTATGTATCTAAAGCTGGATTCATTAATTCCTGTATAAGTAATAATAGAGTAGTTAATTTTGTTATTAATGGAATTAACTATCGAATAGGTTTTACTGGCATGGGATTTCCGGCTAAATTAGAAAAGACTTGGAATAGCGACGGTAGAGAAATATTTACTTTGATATGGCAATTTACAAAAGCTAATGGTGGATTTGATTTATTAGCTAAATACAAAACTCATATAGAAATATCTTAATGATACTAAATCAATCTAGTTTAATATCTCCTACTCAAATAGATATAGAGGCTTTAAAAGAATTATTAACTACTACGGTTACTACTGGAGTTAATAAACAAATAGTCGAAAATCTAAATGGAGCTATTGATGATTATAACCAAACATTTACTACCGGATATGATTTTATACCTTATACAACAAGTGTGTTCTATAATGGTATAAAACAAAGACGTGGTTTTGATTATTCAGAGTTGAACAATAGAACAATTGTTGTATCCTTTATACCTTCTAGAACAGGTATAGTAGATGACTTGCAAATAATCTATGAACAAGATAGTACCGCTACTGGTACTGTTATAAGAGAACAATTACATGGAGTAGTTAATAATGTTAATCAAGTGTTTATAACTACTTATTCTTATCAAACAGGTTCATTAGCTATATTCTGTAATGGTATGTTATTAGCTAAATCTAATTATTCAGAATCTGCTGATAAGGAAATAACATTAACCTTCGCTCCTTCGACAATAGGAATGTATGACGATTTGTATATTATTTATAATAAATTCTAAGTGAGGGAAAATGTCTACGACACAAATTAGAGCCTCTAGACAATTCTATGCTGATGCAGATGTACCGTTCAATAGTTATAAGATTACAGGCTTAGCTAATGGTACCAATAATACTGACGCAATCAATAAATCGCAGTTAGATACTGCAATAGCTGGAGTAGTTAGCGGTACTGCTTTAAAGGGCGGTATAGACTGTTCTACGAACCCTAATTATCCGGCTGGTACTGTTGGTGATGTTTATAGAGTTACAGTCGCTGGCAAGATAGGTGGAGCTTCAGGACTTAATGTAGAGGTCGGTGATAGAATAGAATGTTATGTTACAAGTGTAACTGGAACTCAAGCAGCTGTTGGAGCTAATTGGTTAGTAACTCAAGCTAATATTGATGGAGCTGTTATTACAACAGATACAACTGGAGTATCAACATCTATTATTACACAAAGTGCTAGTGGAGCTAGAACACATGTTCAAAGTTTAGCTAAAATAACATCTGGTGGTAGTGTTAATATACCGACTGGACAGACTTATCAAGTTAATGGAGTATCATTAACAGCTTCAATGATTGGAGCAGAACCTACTGTTACTAAAGGTAATCTTGATGAAACCAATTCTAATGTATTAGTTTTTAATGGTGGAGCTGGTTCAGTAAATTCATTGTTTTACCATACCACAATAGAAGTTAAAGTAGCTAGTAGTGGTAGTGGCGGTTATTTATCAGCTGCTGATTGGATTACATTTAATACTAAAGAACCAGCTGTTACTAAAGGTTCATTGTCAGAACTTACATCTAGTGTATTAACTATAGCAGGTGGAGCTGGAGCAGTAATTGGATCTGGGGCTACAATAACCGTTAAACAAGCTAACACTTCTCAAAGTGGTTATTTAAGTTCTACAGACTGGAATACATTTAATACTAAAATAAGTAAAGCAACTTTGTTAGCAGATCTTATTGTTAGAGAAGTTCCGACTGGTTCTAAGAATGGCTCTAACACTACATTCACATTAGCTAATACTCCTGTATCAGGTAAAGAAGAAGTATTTGTCAATGGTATATTGATGGATGCTGGAGCCGGCAATGATTATACTATATCAGGCGCTACAATAACAATGCTTACAGCTCCTTTATCAACAGATAAATTAGTAGTCACATACTGGAAATAAATAATGGCTGCAACTCAAATTCCGGGTACTCAAATAAAAGATTCATCTGTAACTGAAATAGATTTAAGTTTTAGCGATGTTACTACAAATAATGCAGATACTACAAAACATGGTTTAATGCCTAAGTTTCCGGGTACTTCTAATCAACATTTAAGCGGCTTAGGTACTTTTGTAGCTGATTATTTAGCTAATAGTCCTGAAGTAATACAATATAGGACTTATTCTACGACTGGAGAAATATTTACAGCTATTCAGTCATTTATAGATTATAATATATTATATATTGATTATACTGGTGCTGCAACAATAGACTTAACTGCTTTAGGAGAACCTTCTCAAATAGTAGATAAAGTTCATTTTATTATTATTCGTAATATAGGTGGTAGTACAGTAACAGTTAATTTACCAGTATCCAATACTACCTATAGACTTGTATCATGCCCTATAACAACGTTTACTTTAGCAAATAATGAATCTAAAATGATAACAATAGTTCATATTAGGAGTACAGCGTTTCCTAGCGGTTATGTTGGTAAACCTATAATGGGCATATCGGTTAATCAATCATCTAGTTTACCAACTGGAACAGCTGGATCTACGTTAAAGTTTAATGCTTCTAGCGTATTGGAAGCAACATTCGCAGATGTATATTATAATAATATTGGAGCTAGTTCTGGTACAATAACATTTGATTGTGTATATTACAATTACTTTGATATTACCTGTGCTACTCCAATTAGTGTGGCTATATCTAATTTAGCTAGTAATAGATATGCAGTTATATATATTAAAAATACTGCTGCTGCCCCAATAGCTGTTTCATTACCTTCTGGAAGTATAGCAGCTAGCAATTCATTCAATATAAATTCTAATTTAGCTAGAGAGTTTTCGGTAATTAAAGTTAATAATGTTTTAAGATGGCAAGTATCTGGCGAATTAAATACAATTTAAGAATATAAATTAAAATAAAATGAGACAAGCATATTTAGATACAGTAGATAAGAATCCTAACAGACCAACAGTACAAGCTACTTTAAGTTATGTAACAAGAACTGCTACAAATTTAGTATTAAATTTATCATCAATAGGCAATGGAGATAATTGTCTTATAATAGGTTTCTACAAAGGATATGGTGATAATATATTGTTGACGCCTCCAATTCCATTATCTACATTCCCAATTGATGGAACTAATTATACTGCTAATACAATATTTGGATCAGGTAGTTCAATAGGAAATGGATTTGCAGTTTATAAAGGGAATACAAATAACAATATTACAATTTCTGGCCTTTCACGTGGTAGTACTTATACTTTTTATGCTTTATCATTTGATAGCGTAACTAATACTTATTTAACAGATCCATCGGCTATTCAAAATAGAAATACACAAAGGTAAAACATGGAATCACCTGATTTAATGAAAACAATATTAACTGTATTGTTATTTATATCCACCACTACTTTAGGTATTGTTGGTTGGTTTATCAAAAACACTTATGGACAAGTTATTAAGTCCGTAGATGAGTTTAAAAAAGATGTTAAAGAATCTATTGATGTTTTACAAAAAAGCGTCAATGTAATTAAAGATGCTATGGAAGAAAGACGTATAAATGAAACTAAGTTTGAAGGTAGAGTTAGTCAAACTGAAAAAGATATTGTAGAATTGTATGCTTCCATGGAAGTAGTAAAAAATAAAATAGAAGAACATTCGACAAAACAAGTTATATTTGCAAGTAAATGTAAAGATTGCAATAGGGTATAAAATGATAGACTTTGCTTCTATATTAGGTAAGCAACAACAAAAGCCTCAAACAAGCGATTCTAGCACTAATAGTAGCGTAGCCGATAACTTTATCGGCTTACCTACTAATAGTGTCTCTAATGCCATTAATGGAGCTGTTAATGGTGATACTAGTCAAATTACATCTGCTGGATTATCTACTATTGGCAATTTGTTATTACCCGGAGTTGGTGGTATGATAGGAGGAGCATTTGGTGGTATGATAGGTGGTGGTAAATCTGATGAACAAAAGAAAGCCGAGCAATTACAAAAGGCTAAAGAAATTGCTAATCAATCATTATCCGTTGAAGCAGGACAATTGCAATCGATGTCAAGTATAGATCAAGATAGAAAAGAACAATTAGCTAAATTACAACCTCCTAATAACTTTATGGAAACAAGGAGAATATAATGATCGGTAATCCATATTATAAGTCTAATAGAATAGAAGATGCTTTAAGTAGAGTAAAGAAACGTTATCCTGTACTAGATCAACAACAACCAATTACTCCAATAGATCCTAACGCACCTGATATTGGCGATATAAACCAATATTCATCTGTTGATCCTAAGCAAGGTTCTAATCAAGGTGATACTGGACAAATGACTACTATATCTAATCAACCTGTTAATTTACAACAGCGTATTGAAACTGCCCCTACTGCTATTCCTATTCCACAAGGGAATACTGGAACTGATATAGTACAAGACGATACTACCACCGGTGGAGCTTATGCTGGATTAGCTGGAGCTTTAGGCGGTGGTTTATTGTCTATGCTTAACAATGGTGGTAATGAAAAGAAATATTGGGAAGGTAGAACTGCTCAAGCTCAAAATACTGCTAATAGAGAATTGAATTTAGCCACAGATCCTGAAGCTAATAGACGTGCTTCTCAATTGGCGTTAGAAACTGCTAAATCAGGTGCAGTACAACAAGCTTCTAATATTGGAGCAACAGCAGCAACAGCAGGTGGGTTAGGCGGTGATGTATCATCTGCTCAATTGCAAGGTATTAAAGCTGCTGCTCCTGTTATGCAAACTAGTGGGCAATATGATACTGCTATTGCCGGATTACAAGGTCAGAAAGCTCAAGAAGAATCTGGTAAATTACAACAACTTATGGCAGGTACCCAACAACGATTTGCTATCGATGATTCTGCTAATTATGTGCAAAAGCCTAGTAAGTATTCTGGTCTATTATCTATGATACAGGCTGGAGCTAATACAGGTAATATACTTAATGAGATTGGCAGTCAAAAGAATAAAAAATTGGAGAAGAAATAATGCCACAGGTAACTCAATTACAAGGTGATAATAGTAATCTACAAGACGCTCAAATAGCTACACAAACGCTAGGTGAAACAATGCGTAATATTCGTAAAAAGGAAAGAGAACAATCTAGCGCATTAAATCAACTTAGAGTAAAGCTATTAGCTAAACCTGATAAATTCCAAACCGGTACTGCCGTATCTGCCAATGTAGACGGTACTATTGTTGGCAATGATATATTTAATCAAGCTATGGCATTAAAGAAAGCTGAATTACAGTCTGAACCCGGATTCGCTCCTATTGTCAATATTAGCAATGAAGAAGGTAATAAAGCTGCTTTACTACAAGAACAAGGTATAAGGACAGTCGCAGCTTCAACGACAGTCAATAGAAAATCTGCTGAAGCTGTTGCTAATGAAATGATAAATGTTCTACCTATATCAGAAAGTATGTCTAAACTTAAAGGTACTTCATCTCAAGATATTCAAGATAGAACTACTATCGGTATGCAAACAGCTAAAGATATTGTTGCCCCTTTGCAAGACCTAGGAGAGGATAATATAGACAAACCTATGCAATCTATCACTACAGACAAATCATTGCCTTTAAATGAGCCTAATAAGTCTAAAACAGCTATTACAGCTAAAGCAGGTGCTGGAGAAAAAGCTAGTTTCTCGTTAGATTCAAGTGGCAAATGGCAAGGTGGAGAAGTTAAATATAAACCTACTATTACCACTATTCAAGACAAAGGTATTAGTATAAAAGATGAAATGCCTTATACAATGGAATCGTTAATGGATAGTGCTGATTTATTACAAATAGGAGCTGGAGATAATTATAATGCCAACAATAATCCTTATTTAATGATGGCTAATCAAAGACAATCTTTTCTTAATGATTACGCTAAACAACAATCTGATAGAATACAGCAATCTGTTAAACAAGGTGAAGTTGAAGTTAAAGCTCCTACTGCAGATTATTCTAGCAAAGTATCTGAAGGAATGGGTACTAATATTTATTATGGCGGTTCTAAAATAGACATGAGGTCTAGTGATAAAAAGGAAAAAATTCCTACTGCTACTGATGCTTCTGGACATGATATGGTAGCTACAGGACAAGAATTTAAATTCCAAAATATATCTTATCCTGAAAGAGCTAGTACAACAGTTGATGTAGCTCCAAGTCAAGTGACTTCTTCTGAATTTGCTTCTAATTGGATATTGTCAGATAGAGATGGTAAATTACCTGCAAATTCTGTTTGGACATATAATTCCGGTACTGGTCAATCAGAGCCTAATCCTAAGATTAAAACAGTATTTGATTTACAACAGTTATTAAAAAATCCTCCTACTACAGGTGTTTCGTTTAAATCTAAATCTGGTCAAGACTTGATATATAGAAAACCTCAGCAAGATGCTAGTGGCAAACAAATGGGTTTGAATCATAATCTTACAACTACTGATGGAAGTAATATTAGAGCTACAGGTGGACAGTTAAATACTTTAGGCGGTAGAGGTATCCAAGCCAATGCTCCTAAAGGTCAAAATCCATTACAATTAGGAGAATAATATGGATCCGAAAATTAAAGATATAATAGTTGATCAAGCTTATAAACGTAAAGCTAGTGGGCAACCAATATCGATGGAAGATTTAAACTATATTATACAGCAACAAGCTATTCCTATACCTCAAGATAAAATAGTAGAATCTCAAAGTGGTTCTGAAGAAACTATGCAAAATCTACAAAAGGCTAAATCTGGTAACGTAGAATCTGGTACATGGAATAATTTTAGACGCGGTTTAGGTGGTGGAGAATCAGACGAAGAATTAAAAGCTAGAGCTATACAAGAAGCTGAACAGGCGGTAAGATCTAAGCAAACTGTTATACCTAATCCTAAGGCTATTGATAAAGAACAATTGCTTAGAGAAGTTAACGCTAATAAGTTATCAATGGATACAGCGGATACTATGTATAAAGAACCTCCTAGAGATCAGTTTTGGAATAGTCCTGAAGGATTAGCTTTATCAGTTAGAGAAGCTCAAGCTAGTGGTGATCAACAAAGACTTGAACAGGCTAAGTATAAACAAGCTAATATCGAAAAGCTTAAACAAGAATGGTATGGTAAAGCTATATCAACTAAAAAGAAAAAAAAGAAATAAACATCGTACTAATTTAAACTAATTATAAGAGCTTATAATGGCTGACGAAATTAAAAAAAAAATGAATTTGTACCTTTTGGAGTGCCTTTAACCGATATACTCCAAGATATGGGTAAGACTGCGAGACAGTCTACTCAACCATTAACTACCGAACAACCAATGCAACCTGAAGCCATTATAGATAAAGCTCAGGTTGCTAAGGTTAAACCTAAACGTAAGACTTATCAAGAACTTCCTGAAAAAGAACAAACTTTAGTTGATAAAGAACAATCTGAACAATATCAAAGACAATTAGATAATGAAGCTAATCCTTTTAGATCATTAGATCAAAATGTCTTTATACCTACCACAGATGACCAAGGTAATACGAAATTGGTTTATGATAACGATGAATACATGCGAGCTAAAAAGCAAGCTGATTCGATCTTATATGACCAATTTAATAATAATCCTTATCCTCAGTATCAAGAAGATTACTATAATGCCTTTATATTAAAAAAGGACGGTAATCTATTTGACGCTACTAGAGGCTATGCCGGTTCTGCTAGGGTCGCATTAAAAGATATGTATGCAGATGCTACTGGACAATCTGATCCTCAAAGAGAGAAAGCTAGAAAGTATTTTAGTGATATTATAGATAACTATACAGGTACTATAAAATCTATTGACGCTTCTAAGTATTACGCTTTGGCTAAAGGAGGTTCTATTGATCCTAAAAGTATGATGCACGCTGAATCTAAACAATTTGGTTCTGATATATTCGGAGCCGCGGCTAAAGGATTAGGTGGTATATTGTCTGGTCCGTTAGAAACTAACCAAGGGATTGATTTATTTAGTGGAGTTAAAAGCTTAACTGAAGCGGTATATCAACAAAATCTAGGCTGGATTGTAGATTCTAAACAACATGACGAATATGTTAAAGGACAAACTAAATTAGCTCAGAATGAAGGATTAGTTGGGCTATTAGGTTTAAAAGGAAATATAGGTGGTTCAGAGATAAAAAATATAATCAAAAGTCAATTGCAAATGAGTATGGAGAAATACTCTAATCAATTAAAGGAAGATGGTTTATTTGATCCTAATGCTCCAGATCCTTTATTAGTTAAAATGCAAAATGACTTAAAAGCTATTGATGAAGAAGGTACTAATTTATTAGACTTTGCCGCTAGTAC